TCCCTAACGGGTCACAGATCATCTTCAAGACCTACTCACAATATCAAAACAACCCGACGATCCTCGAGGGTGCCGAGCTTGGCAGCCGCAACCCGAAATGGCACAACGTCGGCGTGTGGCTCGACGAGTATCTTCTTGGGCCGGAGTTGATCAACACGCTGCGCTTCCGGCTTGCCACTCGAGACGCAAAATTACTTCTAACATTCACACCCATCGACGGCTACACCGAGGTCATCAAGGAGTTTCTCGACGGGGCCAAGACGATTGAAAGCCGGGCGGCGGAATTGCTGAACGGGGAGTTGGTGCCATACGTCCAGCGCAGTCAGAAGCGGAACGCATCGATCCACTATTTCCACTCTCAGGACAACCCATTCGGTGGCTATCCCCGCATCAGGGAGGCACTGATGGGGCGCGGCAGGGAAGAGATCCTCATCCGCGCCTACGGTGTGCCAGTGAAGTCGCATGCGACTAAATTCCCGCGCTTCAACAAGGAGGTGAACGTGGTGCCGCCGGAGCGAATCCCGACCAACAACGTGACCCGATACATGATATTGGACCCAGCCGGATCCAAGGCATGGTTCATGTGCTGGATTGCAGTCGATGCTTCCGGCACCTTCTGGGTCTACAGAGAATATCCCGGCGTCGATGTCGGCGACTGGGCGGAATGGAAATCTGGCAAATGGTTGCCGGGAGACGGTGCCAAGGGCCAAGGGCTTGGCATTCGCGACTACATCGACATCATCCATGACCTCGAAGGCGAGGAAGAAATCTTCGAGCGTCTGATTGACCCGAGACTCGGTGCTGCCAAATACCAAGCGGCAGACGGGTCGTCGTCGATCATCGAAGACCTAGCAGAGCAGGACATGGTATTTGTTCCTGCCCCGGGGCTTGAGATCGAGGACGGTTTGCAGGCACTGCTCTCGAAAATGTCGTGGGATACATCAAAAGCGATGGACGGCATCAACCGTCCTCATTTCTACATTTCCGACGAGTGCGAGAACATCATCCACGCACTGAGCGAATACACTGGCGAGGGTGGATTGAAAGAAGCATGGAAGGATCCTATTGACGTCTTGCGCTATGCCGCAATTGCTGGCATAGATCATGTAGATAGTTCAGAGATTAACGTAACAACATATGGAACAGGTGGCTACTAAACGAAAAGAAAAAGCAGAAGAGATCATTAACAGTATTCTTAACAAAGAAACTGTTATCGAGCAATCTATTGAGCCGGAACCAGAGAGCTTCGATGTGCGGGTCATACGGCTTGCCAGAAACAAAAAATTTGTCTACGGAGTGCTTGACGGGATGCTGATTGAAATCTTCCTCCCTCGACGCAGGGAGAATTCGATCAACAGGCGCATCACCGTCGTGAGAGCACCTGAGATCGGCGAAAACAAATACAAGGTATTGCAATGAGCGAAATGGAAAAGATGGAAGGCAACGACGAACTCATCTACGCATCAGATGAGCCGGATATCAACGCGCTCGCAGATGCATACAATACGACTCTTGGCGATCTCGACACGTATTTCGACACCTGCCTGCGCAGCTACAACGACCGCAGGAACATCTGGGATGGCAAGACTGAAGACCTGAGAAAGTCCGGTGCCACCGCATTCCCATGGCAGGGTGCGTCAGATCAGGAAGTGAACGTGATCGGTGAGCGCATCAATACCTACGTCTCCATCTTTGACCAAGCACTGCAACGCAGTCACATCAAAGCCTTTCCCACATCGATGGCATCGATGGCACGCGCAGGTGTTGTCTCGTCATTCCTCAAGTGGATGAAGTCGTCCTACATCCCAGATTTCAAGAACCAGATGGAGCAGGGTGCAAACTACCTGCTCGAGAAGGGGTTGATGGTCACCTACGTCGGGTGGAAGCGCGAAAGCCGCACCTACCTGCAACCGATGACTCTCGATGAGATTGCCGAGCAGGCACCTGAGCTGATCGAAATCATCCTCGACGAGACGAATGACGACATCGTCATCAGCATGCTGCAACAGGCATTCCCCAAGCTCTCTGACAAGCGTGCGAAGAAATGCGTCAAGGAGCTACGCACCAAGGGAGAAACGCAGATCCCGGCACCAAGGCAGAGTGTCGATTGTCCAGTTGCATACGCCTGCGCGCCCGACGGTGAGGTGATTTTCCCGTCCTACGTTTCTGACCCGCAGCGTGCGCCATGGATTTTCTGGAGGTGCTTCCTAACTGCTCAGGAGCTTGAGAAAAAAGTCACCAACGAGGGATGGGATGAGGACTGGGTGGAGAATGCCATCCAAAACCTGCGCGGCAATGACTCGATGTTCTACGACGGGGAAAAAATCAAGCGTGCGTCTTTGCTACCCATCGTTGACGAGCAGGAGCTTGTCATGGTCGTTTACGCATATCAACGTCTCATCGACGAAGAGGACGGCTCCGAGGGCATCTATTGCACCGTTTTTCACCCCAACGCAGAAGGCTACGCGAAACATGAATTGCTCAATGGCATGGATGACTACCCGTTTGTCGTCACCCGGTTGGCGAACGATCAGAAGCGCATGTATGAGACGCTATCGTTCGCAGACATCCTGCGAGGCCCGCAGATGCAGATCAAGACCGAGCGCGACTCACGCATCGACCGGGCATCGTTGGCGACACTGCCGCCGATCATGCACCCAGCCGGGCGACCACCAAGCGACTGGGGGCCGGGTCGCCGTGTGCCATACCGTCGCCTCGGAGAGATCGCATTCGGCCCGGTGCCGCAAATGGATCAAGGGTCGATGGAGATCGAGATGGCGATGAAGATTCAAGCTGATCGTGCTGTTGGTCTCGATCTCGACAACCCGCTGGCAACGATCAAACAGCAATTCTACATAAATAAATTTCTCGACCATGTTCGCGATGTCCTGACGATGGCATTCAAACTCTATCAGCGTGTCGGACCGGACGAGGTGTTTTTCCAAGTCACCGGAAATCCGAATGGTCAGATCATGTCGAAGGGGTCGCCCGACGACAATTTCTCCATCGTGGTATCATTTGATACCCAGTCGTCGGATCCTGAGGTTGCAGAGACACAACTGCGGAACATGGTGAGCTTGCTGCAATTCGACCGCAATGGCAGATTGGACACCGACAAGCTCCTTGAATTCTCCGCGCAGGCAATCAACCCAATGTTCGCCGACTACGTGCTCCAGCCCGCCGAGGAAGCACAGCAGAAGGTCATGAAGGAAGTCACCGACGACATCGCGAAAATCTACGCAGGCATCGAGGTGCCTGCCCGGCCAAACGGTGCGCAGATCGCGATGCAGATGCTTCAAGCATATGTGCAGCAACCAGACGTCGCACAGCGTGCATCGTCCGACGAGGCATTCGGTCAGCGTCTGCAGAAGTATGCCGAGCAATATCAATTCCAGATGCAGCAGATGCAGAACGCGCAGATCGGCAAGATCGGCACTGCTCCCGCTGAGATGGGAGGAATGCAAACACAAGGAATGCAACAATAACATTCATCAAATGGCTGAAAACAAGAAGAACAAAAAGAAAGGGGAGACCGCCGATGCTATGATGCGGGCGCTGAACATTTCTGATGTATCAGCCCAAGGAGTTTTGGGGTTTGAGCGTCTTCGTCGGCTTGCTCAAGGCAATGCTGCCATGGCGCAGCAGGCGGGGAATCTTGCGAAAAGCTATGCACCTAAAGCTGGGCTGATTGGCCTCGCCATTGAAGCTGGCAATACTGCTTGGTTAGCTTCCGATCCCAGCAAGCGTGCAAGAGCACAAGCGGAATACGAAAGCAATTCAAAGAAGCCTGCTTTGGAACGGGTGATTGAAGGCTATTTGAATCCATCTGACATGCTGTATGCGACAGGTAAGACGGTTTACGATACAGGGAAAACATATGAAGCAATCCAGCGCCGCGAGATGGATGCGGAAAACAATGCTTTGCTGCGAAAGATTGAAGCTCACGAATCGCAGCTTGAATTGGAACGGAAAAAGAAACTTGAAGAATTAAAATCTGCCTCTAAATCAATGCCAAAAATTGATTACAGTAAATTCAGATATTTGGATCGCAAGCTCATGCCCAGCCAGTCTGGGATTGCTGACAATGTAATGAAGGCAATTAAACTAAAACGATAAGTAATCTATGAAACAAGGACTATACGCCAACATCAATGCCAAGAAGGCCCGCATCAAAGCCGGAAGCGGGGAGAAGATGAACAAGCCCGGCAGCAAAAATGCGCCAACGGAGAAAGCCTTCAAACAGTCTGCCAAGACCGCAAAGAAGAAGTGATGGAAAAGAAGTTCAAGAAGGTCGTCACCAATCCCGACACTGGCCGGAAGAAGACCGTCAGATTTGGGCAGAAGGGTGCAACAATCTCGCCCGGCACATCAAAGGGTGACAGCTACTGCGCTCGATCTGCGAAGATCAAGGGTGACTGGAAATCTGATCCTAATAGCCCAAACAATCTCTCACGCAAGAAGTGGAAGTGCAGTGGCAGCAAATCAAGAGCGTAACGCATACATGAAAAATATCCTTGATGAGTATTTAATTGGATCAAAAAAGAGGCAATCATTGGCTCCTCAACAATCCTATCCAGTAGTTACACCTGATCCTGAGAGTTTAAAATATTTCAAAGATAACCCAGAAGTTACAGGGTGGGCATTTGGTGCTGGGATGAATGATTCGGACCCAAAGAGTCCTCGGGTTGTAATGTTGAATCCTTATTCAAAGCTCACAAAGGAGCAGCAAGGTTATGTCGTTGATAATGAAAGGATCAGGCATTACATGGATGAAAAAAATTACAACCCTGCGTTCAAACCTACCAAAGAACAATCATCCTTTTTTCATGGAACGGGATACGGAAAGCCAGAAAATGAAAAGTTTCTCAAGCAGACGTTAGTGGCAAGAATAATTACAGGCGACGAAACCGCAGGAAATATCACACCTGAACAATCAGAAGAAGCCTACAGGTTGCTTGATAAATACCAAAAGGAACGAGGTTCTCTTTCATTCATGAAGTCGCCAACTATCGCGGATTCAGTAATGTCTGCTATTAAACTTAAGAAATAACATGATAACCGAGATACCAAAACCAACATTACTTCAATCAGTCGAAGCATTGTCTGACAGAGATGAATTCAAAGTTATTGTCTCATTTATTAGAGATGAACGTGAACGATTCTTTGCCGACCTTCGCCAAGCAGTGGACTCGAATGAGGTTATGAAAATCACAGGCAGCATCTCCACACTGTCAGAGATGCTGGAAATGCTGACATCAACTCCTGAATGATCCGTAGTGTGCTTGGGGATTTATTGACACCTCACATCCATCCTGCGATAGAAGCGACACGCTAACGCCTAGCGAAAATGGTGATTTTATGAATAAGCAATCCGATGCCACCGCTGGGGCAGATACACCAGTGATAGATAACATGTCGTTTGAGGAACTTGTTGCTCAACGAATTGGTATGCATACCGAATCAGAAGATGATTCCGGCGATGAAGACCTCGAGGAGAACGAAGACGGCTTGATCGATGACGATCAAGAACCGGAAGCGGAAACCGAAGAGGAAGAAGAGCAGGAAGAAGAGGCTGAGGAGGAAAGCGAAGAAATTGACTTGCTCAATCTCACGACAGAGCAAATCCAAGAATTGGCTAAGAAGGGCAAGAGTCGTCTACTACACCGAGTCGGTGAGTTGACTGCTCAGAAGAAAGCCCTCGAGGAGCAATTGAAAAGTCAGTTGGAGGCCCAACCACAAGTTGAAGCTATACCTGCAGAGCAGAATCCGTTTTCAAATATTGATACGGTCGATGCCCTACAGGTGCAGGTCAAGGAGATGGAGAAAGTGGCTAAAGACACCGATCATATCTTGGACGAGCATGAGGACTACGGTCTTGATGACATCATTGTCATTGGCGACCGGGAATTCACAAAGCGTGAGATCAAGAAAGCCAACAGGAATGCCCGGGAATCACTGGCAAAGTTTATCCCAGCGCAACATGCGGAACTCGTCAAACGCGAGCAACGTGTGGCACTGGAACAACATTTGACCAATCTGATCCCACAGGAAATTCCTGAGTTTGCCAATGAGGACTCTCCTCTGGTCAAACAATTCCTCGCGATGATGGCAGACCCGCTCGTCGCACAAGTGAAACTACGTGTCCCAGATCTTGCCCCGCAACTGGCATACCTCTTGGCACACGCAGCGAAGTCGATGCAGAGAACTGCTAAGGTAGCAACTCGCGCAAAAACAGCGGAACCATCCCGGTCAAAAGTATCAGGGACTCCGTTTGGTGTTGGCG